ATCACCATCCAGAAGAACGAAACCGTGGCGGACAGGATCGGGAACCGCACTTCCGCCTGGGAGGACTTCTTCACCTGCTGGGCGACCGCCACGAGGAGCGGCAAGAGCGCCGAGGAAACGCAGAATGCCGGTTATACGCAGGAAGCGGACAGGCTGGATATCACCGTGCGTTGGTCTTCCGAGACCGCCGCCGTCAACTCGAAGCAGTACCGCGTCCTGCTGGACGGCAGGATTTACGACATTCTCGGCATCGACGAGATGGGCTTCCGGCACAACAGCCGGAAGTTTTTCTGCAGGCTTTCGGAGAGGTGACGGATATGGGAAGAACAGTACGCATCGATGACCTTGCTAACGTGGTCATGGAGGGCTTGCAGGAATACGCCGACCTTGCCACGGACAGCATGAAGGCTGCCGTGAAGAAAGCCGGGAACACGGTGAAAACGGACATCACCGCCAACGCGCCGGAGCGGACGGGACGCTATGCCAAAAGCTGGCGCGCCAAGACCACGAAGGAATCCGCGACCGCTTTGGAAGTGACTGTATATTCCCCGACACGGTATATGCTGGCGCACCTGCTGGAACACGGCCACGCCAAACGCGGCGGCGGGCGTGTGGCCGCCATCCCGCACATCGCTCCCGCGGAGCAGCGCGGCGCGGATGAACTGGAACGGGAAATCGAAAGGAGCCTGAGACATGGATGAGGTCCTTGAAATACTGGAGGCTGTCGGCCTGCCCTACGCATACCACCATTTTGCCGAGGGTGAGTCGCCGGAGCCGCCTTTCATCTGCTACCTGATGCCCGCCAGCGACAACTTCGCCGCAGACGGGAAGGTTTACTACAAGGTCGATGGCTACCACATCGAACTGTACACAGACGCCAAGTCCCCGGAAACGGAGACGGCGCTGGAAGCCGTGCTGGACGCGCACGGCATTTTTTATAACAAGTCCGAAGTCTGGATCGACAGCGAAAAGCTGTACGAGGTCCTTTATCAGTTTGAAATGGAGGGAATGAACAATGCCTAAGAAGAAAAACAAGGTCAAGTTCAATATCTGCAACGTCCACTACGCCATCCTGACCGTGGCGGAAGACGGGACGTTCTCCTTCGGCACTCCCGTCCCCATGCCGGGCGCCGTTTCCCTGTCCCTGGACGCCAACGGCGAGCCGAGCAACTTCTACGCGGACGGCTACGCCTATTACACCATCTCCAACAACATGGGATATGACGGCGACCTGGAACTGGCGATGGTGCCGGAGAGCTTCCGCACGGATGTGCTGAAGGAGACGCTGGACGCCAACAACGTCCTCATCGAGAACGCCAAGGCGCAGGGCGAGAACTTTGCGCTGTTGTTCGAGTTCGACGGCGATGTGCGGAAGATCCGCCACGTCCTGTACAAGTGCGCCGCCAGCCGTCCCGGTATCGAGTCCCAGACGAACGAGGAAGAGGTCGAGGTCAAGACCGAGACCCTGTCCATCAAGGCTACGCCGCTGGCGAACGGCTACGTCAAGGCAAAGACCGGGGACGATACCACGGATGCCGTTTACCAGAACTGGTACAACGCCGTGTATATCCCGTCCGGCGGGGACGAGCCTTCCGGGGGTGACGGCACCGACCTGGCGTCCCTGACCATCGGCTCCCTGACGCTGGTTCCCGCCTTTGACGCGGATACTGTCGCTTATACAGCGGCTACCACGAACGCCACCAACACCATCACCGCCACGGCGGCTGACGCCCAGGCGGAAGTGGCGATCACCGTCAACGGCAGCGCACACACCAACGGGCAGGCCGCCACCTGGGAGACCGGGGATAACGTGGTCCGCATCGTTGTAACGAATGGCAACACCACCAAGGCATACACCGTTACCGTCACCAAGAGCGAGGAGGGCAACGGCTGATGAGCATGACGAAGACCATCGAGATTGACGGCAGGCAGGTGTCCTTCCGGGCATCTGCCGCCATCCCGCGCATTTACCGCATGAAGTTCCACAGGGATATCTACAAGGACCTCGCGGCTTTGGAGAAGGCTGTGGGGAAAGGCTCTCCCGACGAGAGCCGCCTGGATATGCTCTCCCTTGAGATGTTCGAGAACATCGCCTACATCATGGCGAAACACGCGGACGCTTCCGTCCCGGACACGCCGGAGGAATGGCTGGACGGTTTCGGCACCTTCTCCATCTACCAGGTACTTCCCCAGATTATCGAGCTTTGGGGGCTGAACGTCCAGACGGACGTCCAGTCTAAAAAAAACTTCGCCCGACTGACAGGCGGATGACCACGCCGTTGTTCCTGCTCCGCTGCGTACAGCTTGGCATCTCCATCCGCGACCTGGACCTGCTGACCATCGGGATGGTGAACGATATGTACGCGGAGAGCAGGAACGACGAGTATAAGGGGTATAAAGAGATAGCAACACAGAAAGACTTTGACATGTTCTAAGGATTTACTGCCGCCGCTTTATATGTTATAATCATATAGGGTGAGAAAAATGGACCGGATGAAACATAGGTGTGTTGAAGCAAAAAAGAGTCCTCTTTCTGCTGGGATTGTTGAGCGGTTTGAAGCAATCGTGACTGATTCTGAGAACCGCTATGCATATTCCGATATTCTCAAGCTGATAGACTTCTATCTGCTGCATCCTCTGAATGAAGAAAAATATGCTCAAGAGATTTTGAGGGATACTTTTCATTGGAGGAAGAAACGTAAAGCAAGCGATGGTTCAGAGTCGTTTTTTCTATATCCGGACAAAATGTTCCAGCAGATGCTTGAGACTTCTGGCCTTAAGGATAATATTTGCTTTCTTTATACTGAGAATGCCACCAAAAAGGCTCTTGTCGATATGGACCTCTCAAGTAGCCACATTTGCCCGGTACATCCAAGAGCTGTGCTAAATATGAATTCACAATCAAAAATAGTGGAAGATGATGATGGAAACCTGAAAGTCGAAACAACAAATGCAGAACCGGGATGGCGTTGTTTTTTTAGGCATATACGAAACGCTTTTGCCCATAATAACGTATCCTTTTTTGAGAATGGAACTGTATTGCTGAAGGACTTTCAGCGAAATAATGACAAGCAGAACGACAAAAAGATGACCGCCGCAATACTGATCAGATTTGATACTTTATTTGAATGGATACAAATGATTGAAACTGACCAAGAAAATAATTAAGCCACGAAAAAGCACTTGTTAAAACAGGTGCTTTTTTTATGCCCTGAAGGAGGTGCTGACGTGGGCGTTTCGAGAATCAAGGGAATCACTGTAGAAATCGGAGGCGACACCACAAAGCTCCAGACCGCGCTGAAGGGCGTCAACACCGAAATCAAAAACACACAGTCCCAGCTGAAGGATGTGGAAAAGCTGCTGAAGCTGGACCCCGGCAATACGGAGCTGCTTTCCCAGAAGTACAGGACCCTCCAGCAGGAGATTCAGGCCACCAAGGAAAAGCTGAACACGCTGAAGGAAGCCTCCAAACAGGCGGACCAGGCGCTCAAGGACGGCACCATTTCCCAGGAGCAGTACGATGCCCTTCAGAGGGAGATCGCCGAGACCGAGCAGAGCCTGAAAAGCCTGGAACAGGAATATAAGAACTTCGGTTCCGTGCAGGCGCAGCAGGTTGCCGCCGCCGGGGAAAAGATGAAGGAATTCGGTGGCAAGGTGGAAGACGCCGGAAAATCCCTGACGACCCATGTCACCCTGCCGCTGGCTGCTGTCGGCGCGGCTGGCGCGGCGAGCTTTGCCGAGGTCGACAAGACCATGCAGCTCACCAACAAGACGATGGGCAACACCGCCGAGGAAGCGGAACTGCTGAACAAGGCGATGAAGGAAGCCGCGGCAAATTCCACCTTCGGCATGAAGGACGCCGCCACCGCCACCCTGAACTTTGCCCGCGCCGGTCTGGACGCGGAACAGGCCGCCGCTGCCCTGGCTCCGGCGATGAACCTTGCCGCTGGCGAGGGCGGCAACCTGGACACGGTTTCCGGCGGGCTGGTCGCTACCATCAACGGCTTTCACGGGAGCTTTGAGGACGCGGGCCATTACGCGGATGTGTTCGCCGCCGCCTGCAACAACTCCGCCCTGGACGTGGACAGCCTGTCGGGCGCCATGTCCGTGGCGGCTCCAATCTTCTCCGCGGCAGGGTACTCCGTCAATGACGCCGCACTGTACATGGGCGTCATGGCAAACAACGGTATCGAAGCGGACAAGGCGGCCAACTCCCTGAAAACAGGCCTTGCCCGCCTGGTCTCCCCGGCCAAGGAAGGCTATGAAGCCATGAAGCAGCTTGGGATCGAGGTCACCAACGCGGACGGGTCCATGAAGGATTCCGTCACGATCCAGAGGGAACTTCACGAGGCTTTCGGCAAGCTGTCCGAGTCGGAGCAGATCGCCGCAGCTTCCGCCATCTTCGGCAAAAACCAGATGGCTCCGTGGCTGGCGCTGATCAATACCGCGCCGGAGGACGTCGGCGCGCTGAATGAATCCCTGGAAACCTGTGCCGGAACCACGGACGAGATGGCCGAGGCCATGATGAGCGGATTCGGAGGCTCCCTCGAAAAGCTGAAAAGCTCCATCGACGTCCTGGTCACTTCCATCGGCGAGGCGCTGGCCCCGACCATCCAGAAGGTGGCTGAATTCGTACAGGGGCTTGTGGATAAGTTCAACGCCCTGACGCCAGCGCAGCAGGAAACCATCGTAAAGATTGGACTCATCATCGCCGCAGTCGGTCCGCTGCTGGTTATCGTCGGCAAGGTGATATCCGCAGTCGGAACGATCATGACAATCGTGCCCAAAATCTCCGGCACGATCACAGCGGTGAAGGGAGCCTTTGCCGCGCTGAACGCCGTCATGCTGGCAAACCCCATCGTCCTCATCATTGCCGCCATCGCCGCGCTGGTCGCGGCCTTTATTTATCTCTGGAACAACTGCGAGGGGTTCCGGCAGTTCTGGATCGACCTCTGGGAAAATGTGAAGGAAATCGCCGTCACGGTATGGGAGGCTATAAAGACCTTCTTTACCCAGGCATGGGAAGCCATAAAGACCACCTTCGAGACGGTATGGGGCGGCATCCGGGATTTCTTCTCCAGGATATGGGAATCCATCAGCACCACGGTCACCACGGTATGGACGGCCATCACGGAAGCCATCGGCGGCTTCATGCAGGGCATCTGGGATACCATCACTTCCATTTGGCAGAGCATCTACGACACGATATCTCCCTTGCTGGAGGCTTTTCGCTACCTGTTCGAGACCATCTGGCAGGCGATCCAGATTCTGATTTCCCGTGCGCTGGAGACCATCTCCAATAAGGTCATGGAGATTTGGAACGGCATTGTGGCTTTCCTGACTCCGATCCTGCAGGGCATTCAGTCCCTATTCCAGACCGTCTGGAACGCGATAAGCCAGGTGGTTTCGGCGGTGCTGAACACCATTAGAAATACAGTCACCACGGTATGGAACGCCATAAAGAGCGTGATCACGACTGTCCTCAACGCCATAAAGTCCGTGGTCTCCACGGCGCTCAACGCCATAAAGACCACGTTTTCCACGATATGGAACGGCGTAAAAACCACGGTCACCACGGTGCTGAACAACATCAAAAGTTCGGTATCGCAGATTTTCAACAACATCGTAAGCTCTATACGCAACGCCATGACGAACGTCCTCAACGCTGTGAAGCAGGGCTTCAACAATGCCGTGAACTTCATCAAGAACCTGATTTCCCAGGCGTTCAGCTGGGGCAGCGACCTCATCAACGGAATCGCCAACGGCATCAAGAGCGCCATCAGCGCGGTGACGGGCGCAGTCACCAGCGTGGCGGATAAAATCCGCTCGGTACTGCACTTCTCCGTCCCCGACGAGGGACCGCTGACGGATTACGAAAGCTGGATGCCGGACTTTATCGGAGGGCTGGCAAAGGGTATCGAGAGAAGCCGCGGTCTGATACAGAGCGCCATGAACGATGTGGCCGGGGACATGGTCCTCAGCCCTACCATCCAGGGAGCGGGAGTCGGCGCTGTATCCAGCGGCGCGGGAATGGCTGAAATGCTGTCTTCTATCCGGGAGACGCTGGGCGGCATGACCGTAAACGCCGGCGATTCAGGGGACATCACAATCCCCGTGTACATCGGAGGGAATCTGATTGACGAGATAATTGTGACGGCGCAGCAGCGGATCGCGCTCCGGTCAGGAGGCAGATAAATGTACCAGATATATTTGCAATTCAACGGAGAAACCGTCCCCGTCAAGAAGGATGACTATTCCGTCAGTTACAACGATGTGGTATCGGGAGGGAGCGGCACGACTGAAGCCGGGACTGTTATCCGTGACGTGATCAGGGAGGGTGTGCCTTCCATATCCGTCAACCTTGACGTCAGCGTCGTATGGCTTAGAAAGCTGCGCGCCTATAAAAAACTCCCTTCCATCACGGTCAACTGGTTTGACCCGGAGACCGGCGAACTGTCAGAGTGCGAGATGTACATGGACGGTTTCAAAGCGTCCCTTGCCCATGACACGAGCTACGGCGGCCTTTGGAATGTGGGATTCACCCTGGAGGATATCAGCGATGTATAACGTTTCGGAAGCATATCGTACCGCCATACGGAAGAACACCCGGAAATATGCCTGGAGCGGTGTGCTGACCGCCGCCGATGGAAAGACCTATCCATTCGCGCAGAAGGATATTGTCGCCGGGAGCGGGACCCTTACCCGCTCCTGCTCCGGGGACAAGGATCTGGAGCTGGGTTCCGTCTATGCCTCCGAATTGGATATTTCTCTTTTCACCTCGGTAGACCGCTACACGCTGTATGGCGGCAGCATCACCCTTGTCTTTATCCTGACGCTTGAGGGCGGGAGTACGGAGACCGTGCCGGTTGGCGTCTTTACGATTTGGGAGGCAACCAGGACTTCAAATGTGCTGAGCATCAAGGCTTATGACGCCATGCTGTCTTTCGACAAGAATATCGGCGCAGTCAACGGCCTTTGCAGGACGCCTTATCAGTGGCTCCAGCTGATCTGTCAGAAATGCGGTGTGCCGCTCGGAATGACGGAAGCAGGAGTGTCCGCCATGACGAACGGAACCGGGACATTCACCCTTGTGCAGACAGACGATATCAAGAGCTACCGGGACCTTCTCAGCCATATTGCCTGTGTGCTGTGCGGCGTCAGCCAGATCGACCGCTCTGGGAACCTCGTAATACGGCAGTTCCTGACCGCAGGGGCGGAGAACATCCCGGCGGACAGGCGTTTCAGTTCCACGCTGGCGGATTACATCACCCGCTATACCGGAATGTACGCGACCTACAAGGTCGGCGCGGTGACGGAGTATTTCCATACCACACCTGACGATGGCCTGATTTACAACATCGGGACAAACGCGCTGCTGCAGATCGCGGATGACGTGGCGAGACACACCGCAGTCCAGGCGATTCTGAATAGGCTGGCATCTGTGAGATACACGCCCTTTGAAGCGGAACTGCCCTGTGACCCGTCCTTTGACCCGACCGACCTGCTGGTATTTTCCGGCGGCCATGCTGACGGGGAAACGGCCTGCATTACGGAACTGGTGATCCAGACCGATGGGAAAATGCGAGTCAAATGCGTCGGCGAGAACCCGCGCCTTAATCAGGCAAAGAGCCGGTACACCAAGGACATTGAGGGCTTGCTGGACGCAGACCAGGGCATCGAAGGAACATCAACCTTCTGGCTTTCCGATGCCTACAGCCCCAGCGATTTTACCATAACCGGCACACCGCAGGTCGTGACCGCTACCAACTTTGAGATTAAGACGGATATGTCGAAGGGAGACATTAACTTCACGGCATATTACGTTCTGGACAAGCCTTCCATCATAACTGCTGTCGTGTATCTGGATGAGCGGGCGCATTATACGCTGCGGGAGTGGCACGCCTCCGGGGACGGGGTTCTTACAATCACTTCGCCTTTCTCAATAGACCGAGGCGATGACGGCATCCATGAATGCCGCGTGGAACTGTCCTGTACGGATGCGGAGTGCCCGGACGGCCTGCCTGTTGCTACGGATGAAACGCTGGGCGGCATTATGGTCGGCAGCGGATTGTCTATTACGGAGGAAGGCGTCCTGTCTGCGGAAGGCTCAGCCTATGTCCTGCCCGCGGCTACGGCATCGACTCTGGGCGGCATCATGGTCGGCGATGGGCTTTCCATCACGGACGGGGTGCTGAGCGTCAGTTTTCCGAACGCTGATATGGAGGAATACTGATATGGGCAGAGCAATCATTACGGAATCCCTGCTGACGGATATAGCGGACGCCATCCGCGCCAAGCTCGGCGGATCGGATACCTATACTCCCGCGGAGATGGCGGCTGCGATCAGGCAGATCGCGAGTACGCTGGTATCAAAGACCATCACGCAGAACGGGACATATGACCCAGCGGACGATAATGCGGACGGATACTCGTCCGTCACCGTGAACATTCCGGGCGCACCGGTGCTGGTGCGGAAAACCATAGCGGCAAAAGGTATCTATGATCCGGCAGATGACAGCGCGGACGGGTATTCCCTGGTCACCGTCACCGCCGGAGCGGACCGTCCATCTGTGGGAATGGAGATGCTTACCCCGCCCGCGGTCGGGCAGGCCAGCGTTTCATTGAAATCAAAATTCAGACCTGCCATAACGATGGAGGTGGTTTCATGAGTTACTCGGTCATACATGAAATAAAGACTGCGACGGTGGAGACAGCCGGATACGGCTACTGCCTGAAGGCGATTCTGAACGCAATCAAACAGTCGATCACGGACGCGGGAGGCAACGTGGCGGAAACCGTCAATACGGACTCCGAAACCGTCTACAATGTCACCTGGGTCATCAACGGGCTGTATAAAGTCCAGTTCTATAACAGTTCCGCGACAGTCTACCAGTGGAACTACCTCGGCGCCACCGGGACAGAATACCGGAACACGAGCCTCGCAAGTATGCTCACGAATACGGCGACAAGTTTCTCCTTCTTCTACCACTTCTACCTCGGCAGCAGCACCTTGGAATATGTGATTTCAGGTGCCGGGGCTACCGTGACCGGATGGACCAAGAACACGCTTGAGGCGATCATGACGACCTATACGGATTCCAATGGAGATACCATGCCGCTTGTCCAGTCGCAGGCGAATGGGGCGAATACCTATTACATCGGGCTGGCAAGGGCGGAGCAGAACGGCTGTGTGCGCTTTCCAACGACTTTCTATAAATCCGCAAGCGCGTCCATCACCGTATCCGCGGCGGCAGGGTCTGAAACTGACGAGATGAAAATGAACGCCTGGATGGTGCCATATACAACCTCGGATAACGGGACGATGGACGCTTACTTTTTCGGGAAGAGCATGAGCGACGATTACGTCTTTCTGGAAATCCTGGACGGGAACGGCGCGCTGTACCTGGTACGCAACCAGCGGTACCTTAAAATCGGATGATGGAGAACGCGAAATGTCTATGACGATAAGAACACAGGGGGCGCGGCTGGTGATTTTCGGATACAATGCCGTGCTCGACCACATAGCGTGGATAACGGCTCCGTCGGGGCCGTTTTATGTTGGCGATGAATTCAACCTGACAGGCGGTCAGGTCATGGCGTATTACAAGGATGGCTCTGTATCTGATGTGACGGATTCCTGCGTCTTTGACCCGATTGCAGGGACGACGCTGGATTATTCTGGGAAAATGATGGTGACGGCGAGTTATACGGACAAGCAGGGAAACACCGCCAACGCGGATACCGCCATCACGGTATTTGAGCTGGAATCCATCACGGTTACCAGAATGCCTGACACCACCGAGTTTTACGAGGGAGATATCTACAGCTATCCCGGCATCGAAGTCACGGCGATATACGGCGACGGCAGTACGAGGGTCATCACTAATGATTGCACCTTTGACCCCGCCATCGGCAGCACTGTAGAGCCGGGGCCTGACAGCGTCACTGTCACCTATGAGCATAGCGGCGGTATCGCGTCCACGACCTTTCCCATTACGGTACACAGCCTGGAATCCATCGAGATCACGCAGGAACCGAGCGTCACCGAGTTTATCGAGGGTGACCCGTATTCCTTCCCGGATCTTGAGGTCACGGCTACCTACGATGACGGCACCACGAGGGATATTACCGATGCCTGTACCTATGACCCCGCCATTGGCACACCGGCTGAAATGGGGACAGATACCGTTACGGTCAGCTACTGTTCTGAATCCGACTCCTTTGCCATTACGGTGAAAAAGGCGTCCGGTCATAAGGTCAAGGCTATTCAGCTTCTCCCGACCACCTTCGAGGAATCCCTGGCAAGCATCAGGACGGTGATGAACATCCCGAACAAGATGCTCCAGCGCATCAATTCCAAGAAGAGCAGCGTATTCGGGAATATGTCGCTGAACATTGTGCTTTGCGCTGGCAACTGCAACTACAGCGGTTCCGGCAGCGTCCGCTTTGCCCTGATGGATATCACGCCGTGGGTCAACCGCGAAAAGTACATCTACAACTTCATCGACCCGGCAACAGGCGTCAGCCAGGGCATCAGGATTCCTTCGGAGTATACGATGTACCGTGAGTTCTACCCGCACCAGTATTTCTGGGAGAACTGCTCCGGCAACAACATCTTCTACATCGTTGCCAGCGAGGGAGAAATCCAGGAGGACGAGGCGCTCACCACACCGTGGGCATCTGACCTGTGCATCGGCTTTGGCTCCGATGTATATAGCTACAATCCATTCCCGCAGACAGGCGGACAGCCGTATCAGGCACTTGCCGCCAACTATATGGTCGTTGAGGTCGACGACCCCAACGGGTAACCAGGCAGAACGCCGTCCGCTGTGGTGGCGCTCACTCATTTGGAGGGAAATGAAATGGTCAGTATAAAAGGCAGCACCATAACCATTACGAAGGGCGACACGCTGGATTTGAAGGTGGAAATCACCTGCCTGGACGGCAGCTCATACCGGCCGAAAGCCGGGGACGTGATCCGCTTTGCGCTGAAGCAGAGATACAGCGACAGGGAGCCTCTGCTCGTAAAGGTGATTCCCAACGCCACCCTGAACCTCCGTCTTGAATCTGTGGAAACAAAGCTGCTCAAGGCAGGCGGCTCACCGTATGTCTATGATATCCAGATCACGATGGAGGACGGCACGGTGGACACGTTTATCGACCGGGGCAGGCTGACCGTAACGGAGGAGGTGGACTGATGGACGGGATACTGAGAGGAAGGCTATCTGTCAGCCAGCGGCTTGCCGGACGGCTCTCCATCATGCCGAGGGGCAGTCCCGGACCGGCGCCCGTGCTTGTGGAAAAGACAGTCACGGCAAATGGCGCGTACATTGCGCTTGATGATAACGCCGACGGATATTCCAGGGTCACCGCCGACATCCGTGTTCCTGCGTTGACGCCGACCGTATTTGACCTGACTGGCGGTTATGTGATGGCCGGCACCTGGATTCCCGGCGGGGATACCGTCAACTACTCTGATATGTATTCCGTCACAGCCGGGCAGGTGTATATCATCGCCCTGGGGGCGATTGTCGGCACACGCTTCCGCGCCATGTTCTCGGTAGAGGATATCTCCGCTGCCACCGGGCGTGTAGCGGGACGGCAGATCATAAATACCAGCAACCCGGAGCCTAACGCCTATGCGGCCTTCAAGGCGGCGGAGGATGGTTTCATTACCATCACGAAGGATAATGCCGGGACCGCCGGGATAAGAACCTATGTATTCAGCCTCGCTGACCTGATCGGCGGGGCTTAATTATTTCAAGGAGGGATTTCATCATGAAAGAATTCTGGAATGCCATCCAGCTTGTCTTCACGGCTGTCGGCGGCTGGCTGGGATGGTTCCTGGGCGGCTGCGACGGACTTCTGTACGCGCTCATCGCCTTTGTGACCATCGACTACATCACGGGCGTCATGTGCGCGGTCGCAGACCACAGCCTGTCCAGCGAAGTCGGCTTCAAGGGAATCGCCAGGAAAGTACTCATCTTCCTGCTGGTAGGCATCGGACACATCCTGGACACGCAGGTCATCGGAAGCGGCTCTGTGCTGCGGACGGCGGTGATTTTCTTCTACATCTCCAACGAGGGCGTATCCCTGGTGGAGAACGCCGCGCACCTGGGACTGCCCATCCCGGAGAAACTGAAGGACGTGCTGGAACAGCTTCACGACCGAGCGGAGAAAGACGAGAACAAATAACACAGCGACCGGAAAGCGTCTCTTCGGAGGCGCTTTTCCCATTTCAGGAAGGAGAACATCATGAATATGCTCAAAAAAGGCAGTACTGGCAGCGATGTCAGAACAATGCAGACCATGCTCATCGCCTGCGGATACTCCTGCGGCCCGGATGGGGCTGACGGTGATTTCGGTAAGAATACCCTCTCGGCTGTGATTGCTTTCCAAAACGCAAATGGGCTGGACGCGGACGGCATTTACGGTCCTCTGACCAGAGCCGCGCTTGAGAAAGCATACAGCGAGACATCGGATAGCGCACCGGCTCCCGTCACTTCCGGAGGATGCAATGCCGCCAAGGTTCTCGCTGTGGCCGCGGCGGAGATCGGCTACAAGGAGAAGAAATCCAACTCCCAGCTTGATGACAAAACCGCCAATGCCGGGTCCGGCAACTACACAAAATACGCCCGCGACTTCGACCAGAAGTATCCGAAGTGGTACAATGGGAAAAAGAACGGCTACGCCTGGTGCGATATGTTTGTGGATTGGTGTTTCCTGACGGCCTTTGGCTATGAGAACGCCCTGCGGCTGCTTTGCCAGCCGGAGAAGTCCGCGGGAGCCGGATGTACCTATTCCCTCCGTTACTACAAGAACAAGGGGCAGTTCCACACCAGCGGACCCAAGCCCGGCGACCAGATCTTCTTCGGAACGTCCCTGGACAACAGCACCCACACGGGCATCGTGGAATCGGTGGATACCAAACAGGTACACACCATTGAGGGCAACACCAGCGACCAGGTAGCCCGCAGGAACTATGCGCTCACCAACAGCCGTATTCTCGGCTATGGGCGTCCCGCTTATGATACCGTGAAGGAAACTGCTCCCGCAGTCACGCCGACCTCGCCTACCGTTTCGGTATCCGAGGGTGACGGCGAGAAAGCCATCTGGGACGCACTGATGGGCTTCATCGGCAATGCCTACGGTGCGGCGGGTCTGATGGGCAACCTTTACGCCGAGTCCGCGCTGAACCCCAAGAACCTCCAGAACAACGGGAATAAGGCTCTGGGCATGACCGACGATGAGTTCACCGCCGCAATGGACGCCGGAGCTTACGGCAACTTCGTCAAGGACGGTTATGGCTACGGCCTGGCGCAGTGGACCTACCACTCCCGGAAGGCGGCGCTGCTGGCATACGCCCAGGAACGCGGTGTATCTATCGGCGACCTCTCCATGCAGCTCGGTTTCCTGTGCCTGGAACTTGAGGGCTATACCTCCGTCCTCAAAACGCTCAAGTCCGCCAAGTCCGTCCGCGAGGCATCCGACGTGGTGCTGAAGCAGTATGAGCGTCCAGCGGATCAGGGAACGGCTGTGCAGGAAAAACGCGCCGCATACGGCCAGAAGTATTTCGACAAGTATGCTGGCAAGCAGTCCGCTCCGGAACAGACAGAAACCGCTGACGGGGTTCCTTTCAAAGTGAAGGTCAGCATCCCTGACCTCAATATTCGCAAAGGCCCCGGTCTGGAGTACGCGAGGACAGGCCACTTTACCGGCAAGGGCGAGTTTGAGATCGACGCCATTTCCGGGAATTGGGGACGGCTGAAATCCGGCGCAGGCTGGATTTCGCTCGACTACACAACCCGAATTTGATTTGCATTTTGCACTCATGGCCCGTGTTTTCTCTTCGGAGAAGGCACGGGCCTTATATTTTTGCCTGAAACACTGCAAAAATCGGCCATTTCTGGGCGTGGGTAGGTGAACAAACAGACGATGGGAGTGAGCCTTATGACGCCGAATCAGAAAGAAACCATTATACGGATGCGCCAGTCCGGGACGGGGTACGCCGCCATTGCCGACAAGCTGGGCATCTCCAAAAATACCGTGAAAACCTTCTGCCGCAGGAATGATCTGGCCGGAGTCGGCGGCAAGCCCGCCGATGAAAAGCCCTGCCTGCAGTGCGGCAAACCCGTCCCTCAGACCCCTGGGAGAAAGCCTAAGAAGTTCTGCTGCGACCTTTGCAGATCGAGATATTGGGATTCCCACATCGGGGAGACAAAACGGAGCGACGCCTATGAGCACGTCTGCCCGGTCTGCGGAGGCACCTTCTACGCCTATACAAGCCGAAATCGCAAGTACTGCTCGGTGGACTGCTACATCGCCGGGAGATTCGGAGGCGCGGTATGCGGATGACGAAGGAAGAATTCGACCGGGAGCGCCGCTACCAGCTGCTCATGTACCAGGTCAAAAAGATGCTCCGTGGCGGCCTGATTACGGAGGTTGAGTTTCTCGAAATTGATACAAGATATAGACAAAAATATCGGCCAAAAACCGGCGGTTTACTTGTGAGAAAGGACTTGCTTATTCAGCGCAAAAGAGTGATGAATAGTGCTGGAAAGGAGGTATCTGACGGTGAAAATCAACAAGATTGAGCCCGCCGCGCCGGTTATAAAGCCCAGGAAGAAGGTCGCCGCCTACGCCCGCGTTTCGATGGAAACTGAGCGGCTGAAGCATTCCCTCTCGGCGCAGGTCAGCCGGTACAGCGCCATGATCCAGAAGAATCCGGAGTGGATTTACGCCGGCGTCTACGCCGACGATTTCGTCTCCGGCACGGGCACGGAAAAGCGCGACGAGTTCAACCGGCTCGTAGCGGACTGCGAGGCGGGCCGTGTGGATATCGTGCTGGTGAAGTCGATCAGCCGCTTTGCGCGGAACACGGTTGACCTTCTGGAAACCGTCCGCCACCTGAAAGACATCGGCGTGGAGGTCTGGTTCGAGGAAGAAGGAATACACTCTATGGACGGGGATGGCGAGCTGATGCTGACCATCCTCGCTTCATTCGCGCAGGAAGAAAGCCGCAGCATTTCCGAGAACGCCAAATGGGGCATCCGGAAACGCTATGAGAAAGGCGAACCGCACCGCGGCAACCTTTACGGCTACCGGGCGAAAGGCGGTGCGATGGTGATCGAGGAATCCGAGGCGGAGGTTGTCCGCAGGATTTTCCGTATGTTCCTGGACGGCGACTCCTGCTACATGATTGCCAAGGAGCTGAACGCCGAGGGCATTCCGACCTACTACGGCAAAGAATGGAACAACCGGGTCATCAGCTATATGCTCCGGCAGGAAAAATACGCCGGCAACTGTCTGATGCAGAAGTACTTCACGGAGAGCCACGTCACCCACAAGCTGGTGAAGAACAACGGCGAACTGCCGATGTACTACGCTGAGGGAACGCACGCCGCCATCATCGACGCCGAGACCTACCGGAAAGCACAGGAGGAATTCGCAGCCCGGTACGGAGTCGAAATCAAAAACGGGACGGCGGAGCTTGCCACCTATATGTACCACGGCGACGGAAAATACGAGAAGCCGGAGTTCCGCTTCCGCCGTCCGCAGTGGTCGGAGGAACAGCGGCGGGAGCACGCCGAAATCTACAAGTCCCGCGACACCTGCAAACGCCAGCGCCATCACGACCTTTCGCTGTTCATCAAATGCGAGGGCTGCGGGGAAACCTTGTCTGCAAAGGTCTACAAATTCACGGACGGCACGAAGGACGTCCGCTGGACGTGCCACTGGCACAACCGGGTCGCGCCGGAAACGCCCAAGCCGATGGATATGCGGGACGGGACGCTCAAGAAAATCATCTGCGAGGTGCTGGGGCTGGAGGAATTCAGCGAGGAAGCCATGACTGACAGACTCACCCACATCTCCGCTCTGGGCGACAGGCTGACCTTTCATTTCAGGGACGGCGGCACCGAGCAGAGGACCTACGCTCATGAAAAACGGAAACGGTGTCCGAGGAGGTACTGAGAATGGCAACTGTAACGAAAATACCGGCGACGGTCAGCCGGTACACGGCGGCGCCTATCGCCGCCAAGTCAAAAAGGAAGGTGGCGGCATACGCCCGCGTCAGCACGGACCATGAGGATCAGCTGAACAGCTACGAGGCGCAGCTCGATTATTACACCAACTACATCAAGGGCAATGACGAGTGGGAGTTCGCCGGCGTGTACAGCGACGAGGGCATCAGCGGTACGTCCACCCGCAAGCGCGAAGGTTTCCAGAGCATGGTGGCGGACGCTCTTGCCGGGAAAATCGGACTCATCCTAACGAAATCGGTGAGCCGCTTTGCCAGGAACACGGTCGATTCCCTCACCACCATCCGGGAACTTAAAGCCCATGGCACCGAGGTCTATTTCGAGAAAGAGAACATCTGGACCTTCGATTCCAAGGGCGAACTTCTGATCAGCATCATGTCCAGCCTCGCCCAGGAAGAAAGCCGGAGCATCTCGCTCAACGTCACCTGGGGCTGGCACAAGCGTTTCGCCGACGGAAAGCCCGTGGTTCCGTTCAGCCACTTCCTCGGCTACGACCGGGGCGAGAACGGCGAACTGGTCATCAACGAAGAGGAAGCTGACACGGTGCGCATCATCTACGCCGAGTTCCAGGCGGGCCTTTCCTTCACGCAGATTGCCAAGGAACTGACCGACCTGGGAATCAAGAGTCCCGCCGGAAAGGACGTCTGGAACAGCGGCACGGTCAAGAGCATCCTTATGAACGAGAAATACAAAGGCTGCGCCCTGCTCCAGAAGGGGTACACCGAAGACTACCTCACCAAAAAGCGGGTGAAGAACGACGGCGCGGTTCCTCAGTACTATGTGGAAGACAGCCATCCCGCCATCATCGAAACTGAGGTATTCGACCGGGTGCAGGACCTTATCGAGCTGCGGAAGAAGCACAAGCATTTCAGTGGCTCCACCATCTTCTCCACCAAAATCCGCTGCGGTTGCTGCGGGGAATGGTTCGGCTCCAAGGTCTGGCACAGCACCGACCGCTACCGCAGGGTGATCTGGCGCTGCAACGCCAAATACGACGACAAGGAGCATCGGTGTTCCACCCCGCACCTGACCGAGGAAGAGGTCAGGGCGGCGTTCATCCGAGTGGCGAACAAGCTGGTCGAGGAACGGGAGTGGCTGATTGCCGACCTCCGTGAAATCCAGACGACCTACAGCGGGACAGATGAGCGGGAGGTGCGGCTCCGGGAACTGGACGAGCGGCTCAACGCCGAGGCTGACGCCGTGCAGGAGCTTATCGCCGAGAACGCGAGGGTCGCTCAAAACCAGGATGACTACAACCGCCGATACGACGAAATGGTCAGCCGCTTTGAGGCTACCAAAGCAGAGCGGGATGCCCTTGCCGCCGAAATCCGGCAGCGCGGCATCCGCAGACGTGAGTTCGAGCGGTTCATCACGACACTGGAAACCCTGCCCGACGAGGTGTCGGACTTCAGTGAAGACCTTTGGGGAAGCCTGGTCGAGTACCTGACGGTGTACGCCAAAGACGACCTACGGTTCATGCTCCCGTGTGAGGTGGAGTATAAAGCATAGTTGTTGTCGCCAATCCAATCGTTGACTTTACATGGATTTGATGTTTTTATGATAATCGATTTGATTCTTTCCTTCTATTATAAATCTGAACGAGGAGTGTTAACAGTCTTTCTGGCAAGATAGGAAGGAGAGAATCAAATGAGCATATTCGATATTTTAGAAATGATAGGTGGGCTATGCCTATTCCTGTTCGGCATGAACATAATGGGGCAAGCACTCGAAAAAAGCGCAGGCGGAAAACTCAGAACACTGTTGGCCAAAATGACAGGCACAAAAATGGCTGGGTTTCTTACAGGACTTGGAATCACTGCAATTATTCAAAGCTCCTCGGCAACCACTGTCATGGTTGTCGGTTTTGTTAATTCGGGCCTGATGAGCCTAAAACAGGCAATCAATGTCATCATGGGTGCAAACATCGGTACGACTGTGACCGCCTGGATTTTGAGTCTTAGCGGAATCAGCAGTGATGTGCTGTGGGTTCAATTACTCAAGCCCAGCTCTTTTACTCCCATTCTGGCTTTGATAGGGATAACAATGTATTTGTTTTCGCGAAGCACCCGGAAAAAGGATGTCGGACTAATCCTTCTGGGGTTTACTACTCTGATGTTCGGAATGGAAACAATGAGCAGTGCGGTATCCTGTTTGAAAGGGTTGCCTTCGTTCCAGAATCTGTTTCTTTTGTTTTCAAATCCGATATTGGGCGTGCTTGCCGGTGCGATATTGACCGCAATCATCCAATCCAGTTCCGCCTCTGTAGGCATTTTGCAGGCATTGGCATCTACCGGGACCGTTAGCTATGGTACAGCGATACCAATTATCATGGGTCAGAATATAGGTACATGTATAACTGCCCTCCTTTCTTCCATTGGTGCAAATAAGAACGCAAAACGGGCAGCAATTGTTCATCTTCTGTTTAATATTATTGGTACAATAGTGTGGATCACTGTATTCTGTTTCGTTCAGACTTTTGCTGCGCCGATGATACTCAGGCAACCTGCAAGTATGTTTGGCATTGCTATCGCCCACTCTGTATTCAATATTTTATGTACAATTCTGCTGCTCCCTCTTTCTGATGTACTGGAGAAGCTGGCGCTCCGTATCGTGCCCGAAGAAGCAAGTGGTACAAATGCGGAAACGCTACTGGATGATCGCCTGCTTATGACACCTCCGCTTGCGCTGGGACGCTGCCATGAACTCGTAGGCACCATGGCGGAGAAAGCATGGAACGCACTGTCTCTTAGCCTGCGCCAGCTTGATCATTTCGACGCCAATGAAGCGCAACTCATTCGGCAAATAGAGGATGAAACAGACCACTTGGAAGACGTAATAGGTACTTACCTGATAAAGTTAAGCTCAAAGCCTCTGAATCAGGCAGACAGCGAAGATACCACCGCTCTTCTGAAATATATTGGTGATTTTGAGCGGATTGCAGACCATGCGGTTGACATTCTAAAGTCGGCAGAAGAAATGAAGGATAAGAACCTCCAATTTTCAAAACAGGCCATGGATGAGATGGCCGTGCTACGGCGTGCAATAGATGAAATCATAGGTCTTGCTGTGGAAGCATTCCGAACCAATGACATTGAAAAGGCTGTTTGTGTGGAACCATTGGAACAGGTAATTGATGCGCTGAAAGAGCAGATGCGCACAAGGCACATATTCCGCATGAAAAAAGAAACCTGTAGTGTTGAAGTCGGGTTCGTCTGGTCAGACTTGCTCACGAGCCTTGAGCGTGTTTCAGATCATTGTTCAAATATAGCCGGATGTATCATTGATATGCACGATCATCGTTTGACACTCCATGATACACTTAGAAAAGAAAAAACAGGATACGCAAACTATGATGCCAAATATGCAGCATACGCTAATAAATACATACTGTTATGATTTGGTTGCACAATGAAACGATGCATTAATGAGGTGGAAAATGATTTATTGTATTGAAGATGATCCATCAATCCGCAACCTTATGCTCTACGCACTTAAAGGAGCCGGATTGGATGCGATGGGCTTTGAGAGTGCAGAGTCGTTTTGGAATGCATGGTCGGAAACCAAGCCGCAAATGGTAATGATTGATATCATGCTGCCGGGAGAAGACGGCTTGTCTGTATTGAGAAAGCTTAGGACAGACATGGGTTCATTACAAGTTCCTGTCATCAATACCAGCGCAAAAGGAGAAGAATATGACAAGGTCCTCGGATTGGATCTCGGCGCTGATGACTATCTTGCAAAACCATTTGGAATGATGGAAATGGTATCCAGGGTTAAGGCAGTACTTCGACGGACCGAAATACAGAAACCATTCGGGGTAATTAATAACGGCTTGCTCCAAATGGATCTGGGCGATCATACTGTTTATGTTGAGGGAAACATCGTTCCTTTGACGTTGAAGGAATACGATTTGCTATATCTCTTTCTAACAAATCCTGGAAGAGTCTTTACGAGAGACAACCTTCTTTCAATCGTATGGAATGATGGTTATATCGGCGAAACCCGGACTGTAGATGTACACATCGGAACACTTCGTTCAAAGCTCGGTGTTTGCGCTGGTTTAATCGAAACGGTTCGCGGAGTAGGGTACAAATTGGGAGGTAGAAAATGACTCACAGGATATATAAAGCTATTTGCACCGTAGCTGTTGTCGTATTCATATGTTCTCTTGCACTGATCATGGAGTTACTGTATAACTACTTCTCATTGGTGCATCTGAATCAGATGAAAGAACTGGCAGGTGTTATTGCTCATGGCGTGGAGATAAACGGAAATAGATACTTCGATAATATTGACTTCGATAATTGCAGAATTACATGGATTCAGTCAGACGGAGAGGTTTTGTATGATAACGAAGCAAACGCCGATTATATGGATAATCATTTAGAGAGGGAAGAAGTACGGGAAGCTATGGCTACAGGTGTTGGCGATAGTACACGATATTCCAGTACTCTTACTGAGAGGTACATTTATGTAGCTGTTTCTCTCGATGACGGAAGTGTAATCAGGATAGCGGATACACAGTATTCGGTTCTGACACTGTTGCTCAGTTCGATGCAGCCGATTCTAATCGTCCTTGTCATAGGTCTTGGACTCTCATTTTACCTTGCATGGAATCTGTCGAAACGAATCGTAAAGCCCCTAAATGAAATGAACCTTGATCATCCTGATGAAAAGCTTGTCTACGAGGAGCTGGCACCACTGGTAAAAAGGCTTAATGCCCAGCAACGGCAGATATCCATGCAACGCTCAGATCTGCAAAGAAAGCGGGATGAATTTGAGGCGGCTACCGGCCACATGAGTGAAGGAATCATCCTTTTAGATGAAACAGGTTCTATCCTAAGTATCAACACATCTGCACGAAAAATAATGGGTGCTACGCCCTACTGCGTAGGGAAGGATATCCTTTTGATCAACAACACCTATGACTTACAGGACATCCTGCAGCACGTCAGAAATGGTGAACATGTGGAAAAGCCTTTTTCTACCGATATGGGCAGCTATCAGATTAACGGAAGTCCCATATTTACCGAAGATAAAGTAACCGGGACTGTGTTACTCCTCTTTGATATTTCTGAAAAAGAGAAAGCAGAGAGGATGCGTCGAGAATTTACAGCTAATGTATCCCATGAGTTGAAAACGCCGTTGCATACGATATCCGGCTATGCGGAGTTGCTCGCCAACAATGCGGTGAAGCCTGAGGATATACCGGCGTTTTCCCAACAAATACTGTCTGACTCACGCCGAATGTCTGCGCTGGTTGATGACATCATCCGCCTTTCTCATCTTGACGAAGGCGCAACTGATATGGAGTGGGAAAAGGTTGATTTGATGCAGATTGCTTGTGAAGTAGTAGACAGCCTACAACCGTTCGCTTCGGAGTTAAGTGTTTCGCTAACGCTGACTGGAGAAAGCACACCAATGAACGGAATCAGACAATCTTTGAGTCTTATGATTCACAATCTCTGCGACAACGCCATTAAATACAACAAGAAAGGTGGAAGCGTTAATGTCAACATTGAACACAATGACAAAGAGGTATTATTGACTGTAAGCGACACGGGTATTGGTATTAAGCCAGAGTTTCAGGAACGAATTTTTGAAAGGTTCTACCGGGTGGATAAAAGCCGTTCACGGGCGATGGGAGGAACGGGATTAGGTTTGTCAATTGTTAAGCACATAGCGATACAGCACAACGCGCAGATTAATCTTAATTCCATACCCAATGAAGGAACCACAATAACAATCCGGTTTTCAAAAGAAACAATGTAATTCCGTGAACGATAATAGAGTCGGTTCAAAAATTTACACTCATTAGTGCGTCTCTTCTTCGTGGAAGAGACGCTTTTTTCATCCGGACACGCGATGAAACCCCTTTGAACTATCACACGTTTGGGAAGGGTTCAAAGGGGTTCATCGTTTTATTGTATCAAATCTGCGAGAGAGATAGACATCGTCCTCACCAAGTCCATCAGCCGGTTTGCCAGAAACACGGTGGACCTGCTGGAAACCGTCCGGCACCTGAAGGAGCTGGGCATCGAGGTACAGTTCGAGAAGGAGCACATTAACTCCCTGTCCGACGACGGCGAGCTGATGCTGTCCCTTCTCGCTTCTTTTGCACAGGAGGAAAGCCGCAGCATTTCCGAGAACGCACGCTGGGCTATCCAGAAGCGTTTTGAAAAAGGCATCCCGAACGGACACTTCCGGGTATACGGCTACCGCTGGGAAGACGATCAGCTGGTGCCGGTCCCGGAGGAAGCCGCCATTGTAAAGCGTATCTACCAGAACTTCCTCGACGGGAAATCCCGTCTGGAGACGGAGCGCGAGTTTGCAGCCGAGGGCATCACCACGCGGGACGGCTGCCGCTGGGTGGATTCCAACATCAAAAGCGTCCTCTCGAACATCACCTACACTGGCAACATGCTCCTGCAGAAGGAATTCATCGAGGACCCGATCACCAAGAAGCGCCGGAAGAACAAAGGCCAGCTCCCGCAGTACTTCGTGGAGAACACCCACGAGCCGATCATCGACATGGAGACCTTCCAGTACGTGCAGGATGAGATGGCCAGACGCCGGGAGCTCGGTGCCCTTGCCAACAAGAGCCTGAACATCACCTGCTTCACCGGCAAAATCAAATGCGGCTTCTGCGGTAAGAGCTTCATGCACAACACCCGAAAGAACAGAGCACAGTTCACCACGACCTACACCGACGAGGACGGCATGTACACCACATGGGTATGCGGCTCTCGAAAGCAAAAGCAGAAAGGTGATCCCTGCAAGGCCAAGGAGATCCCGGACAAGATTCTGAAAGCCTGCTGCGCTGAGGTGCTGGGCTTAGATGAATTCGACGATGAGGTCTTTGCCGAGCGCGTCGAGCGGATCGACGTTCCGGACGGCGGCATTCTGGTCTTCCACTTTTACGACGGCACCGAGATCACGAAGGAATGGAAGTCCACCGCCAAGCAGGACTGCTGGACGGATGAATACAAGGATCGCCAGCGCGAATGGGTCCGCAACTACATGGCCAAGGGTGATGGCCGCTTCTCGCCATTCACCACCCGGATTAAGTGCGGCTGCTGCGGTGGCTCCTGCAGGCGGCAGGTCCAAGGCTCCTCGGATGGCAAGATTGCCTACTGGCGATGCTCCGGTGGCGGTGCTACCAACTGCGGCATCAAGGGCATCCGGGAACCGGAGCTCATGGAGATTGCCGCTGGCCTGATGGACCTTCCCGAATTTGACGGCGACGCCTTCCGGGAACAGGTCGACCACATCACGATGGTGAAAAGCGGCCTGCTGGAATTCACCTTCGCGGACGGTCACACCGAGGAAGCCGAGTACAGCACCAAGCGTAAAGGTAAGCCTTGGACCGAGGAACAGCGAGCCAAGTTCAAGGAATCCATCAAGGGCTCCTACACGCCAGAGCGCAGGAAGGCCATGAGCGAACACATGAAACAAGTAAGGAGGGAGCGGTATTGGAACAGCAAAGGAAAGTCCAAACAATCCCAGCAACCCTGACGCGGTTTACGGCCACGCCGCTTTCCGCGCAGAAGAAACGGAAGGTCGCCGGGTATGCTCGCGTCTCCACTGATCACGACGATCAGTTCACGAGCTATGAGGCGCAGATCGATTACTACACCAATTACATCAAGGGCCGGGACGATTGGGAGTTTGTGTCCGTGTACACCGACGAGGGCATCACGGGCACCAGCACCAAGCACCGTGAAGGCTTCAAACGCATGATCGCGGATGCGATGGACGGCAAGATCGACCTGATCGTCACCAAGTCCGTCAGCCGCTTTGCGCGGAACACAGTCGACTCCCTGACCACCATCCGACAGCTTAAGGAAAACGGCATCGAGGTCTATTTCGAGAAGGAAAACATCTGGACCTTCGACGGTAAAGGCGAAGTCCTGCTGACCATCATGTCGAGTCTCGCACAGGAAGAAAGCCGGTCCATTTCCGAGAACTGCACATGGGGCCAGAGAAAGCGCTTTGCAGACGGCAAGGTCACAGTCCCGTTCAAACGGTTCCTCGGCTACGACCGAGGCGAAGATGGGAATCTGGTAATCAACCCGGAGCAGGCCAAGGTGGTCAAGCGCATCTACGGAATGTTCCTCAAGGGCATGACGCCGCACGGCATCGCCAAGACACTGACCGACGAAGGCATCCCGACACCGGCAGGCAAACGCCAATGGGGCCAGACCACTATCAAGAGCATCCTGTCAAACGAGAAGTACAAAGGCGATGCCCTGCTGCAGAAGACATTCTGCGAGGACTTCTTGACTAAGAAGATGAGAACCAATCAGGGTGAGGTCCCGCAGTACTACGTGGAGAACAACCATGAAGCGATCATCGACCCGGAGACCTTCGAGATGGTCCAGCGGGAACTGGCCAGAAGGACCAAGGGCAAGAATCGCCACAGCGGTGTCCATCTGCTCTCCGGCAGGATCAAGTGCGGTGACTGCGGCGGATGGTACGGCTCAAAGGTCTGGCACTCGCCGGAAAAGTGCAAGCGGACCGTCTGGCAGTGCAACCAGAAGTACAAAAACGAGGTCCGCTGCACCACGCCTTACCTCGACGAGGCATCAGTGAAGGAACGCTTCACGGCAGCGGTTAACCAGCTGCTGGCCGGACGGGAGGCTGCCATTGCCGCCTACGAGATAGGTATGGCAAGGACCCTCGACACCACCGAGCTGGAGTCCCAGCAGGAGGAGCTCTTTTCGGAGATGGAAGTGCTCAACGGCATGATCCAGCAGATGATCCGGCAGAACGCCACGGTCGCACAGGACCAGACCGAATACAACCAGCGCTTCGATTCCCTCAGCCAGAAGTTCAAGGAGGCCGAGGCCAAGAAGGATGCGGTCGCACAGCAGATCAGCGACATCCGGGACAGGCGCGGCACGATGGAGGACTTCCTCCGGATTCTGAAACAGCAGGACGGCGAGGTCACCACCTTCAGTGAAAAGCTCTGGTGCGGCCTGCTGGACTACGCCACGACCTATGCGGATGGCCGCCTGACCTTCACCTTCAAAAACGGCTCCACCTTCGAGAGCTGAGCCGGGTAAATGCAACGCTCCCGATCATCGGTTTTTCGCCGGTGACCGGGAGCATTTTGCCTTATTTATTACGTTTTCCTGTGTTCTCTGAACCTCTAATCTCCTCATGATAGAAATAGTCTACGATCACGGGATGTCCCTGCGGCACCCTGCCGTATGGCAT